CCAGCATCCATATTTCCGAGGATATGCGGGGACAGGGCCTGGGGAAACAACTCTTTCGGGCCGCCGCAGATTGGGCCCGGGGAAAGGGCGCAAAGAAACTGTATATATCCGCCCATTCCGCAGTGGAAAGCCAGGCTTTCTACAAGGCCATGGGCTGTGTGGAGGCTCAGGAGTACCGGCAGGATCATGTGGAGAAAGAACCCTTTGACTGTCAGTTGGAGTGCAGTCTGTAGTTTATATGCCCTGCATGGTGAGTGATATCTTCTCCAAAGCCTCCCAATCCGCTTCGGACATTGCAGAGAGCATGGAAATATATCTTTTTTTGAAGGAATCTTCAGGGCTTGCCAGCACTGATCCTATAAAGGAAGCGATCCGTTCATCCCCGGTCCTCTCCAGAAAGATGGCCCCGGTTCCCTGGCGCAGCCAGTTCTCGTTTACATCAAATTCCCGGCAGATCAGGGATATGACCGAATCTGCCGGTTCATTTCTTCCCACTTCATAATTGGCGATACCGCCCCGTTTTATTCCCAGCCTGTCGGCAAATTCCTGCTGGGTCAAATCCAATTCTTTTCTGATTCTTTTTATTCGGTCTTTCATGGATAATCCCCCTTTTCTATGTTTCATTATATATTGGAAAGATTAAGTCGTCAATCAAAAATGCAACAAAATCACATTTTATGTTAAAAAAGAATTGACAGCAGGAACAAAAGCACATATAATAAGCATAGAAAAACGAACAGATGTTCGAAGTTTTGCTTTTAATGGAAGCTGTGAAAAGGGAATATGAAATTATAAGGAAAGGAGTGGAAGAATATGGTATCAGGAAGAAATTCGGAAGGGTATTCCGATCCGACCGCGACTGCCGCCATTGAAAGGGTGAGCCGGGAGGAGGGTCTGACAGACAGACGCGCGCGCAATCTGGTGCGGCTTTGGAAGCGCATGGCGCGGGCAGCAGGATTTGAACTCACAGCCAGAATCCGGTTGAAAGATATTCGTTCGGGAAGGGAATTTCGGTGAGGAAAGGGAAGGGAATTGTTATGGGAGAGCAGAGTTTTGATGTTACAAAAAGCCTGTCGGCGAAGCAGTATTTGGAGCAGCTTGAGATAATTGATGTCAAGATCAGGCAGATGGAGGAAGAATTGGAGTCCCTGCGGTCAAACGTATGCAGTGTAGGAAGCGTTGAGTACGGCAGGGAGAAAGTACAGACCTCCCGTCCCAACGACCCTCTGGGTCATGCAGTGACCAGGTATGTGGCCCTGCATGATGAGATCAGGGAGGGGATGAATCGGTTTGCCGACATTAAGCATCAGGTAGTCAAGGAAATACAGTCTCTGAACAATGCCAATCATATCCAGGTGCTGTTCAAGGTGTATGTGCAGTACAAAAGCCTGAAAGCTGCCTCCAATGAAATGGGAATGTCTTATCAATATGTGAGGAAGATACATCAGTCAGCATTGGACGCATTTAAGAGTATGCATCCTGATATGCGCTATCTTACTTAAGACGCAGGGTTGTTTCTTGATAGAACTATGCCGATATAGATTAAGAATCCTATTAGTAAGAATTGACAAATATGTATAAAAATGTTAGAATAATACCATAAAATTTGACAAAACGGGCATGGCGGTTTTTGCTATAGAAGGAATACCTTTGAGCCCGGCACAGCCGTTTATTATATTGTTATGATGAGCGGCGTTTTTTTGGTATAATGAGTGAAAATGTAAGACAAGTATGCTGAGCAGGGAAATCAAATTGCTATCCGTACTGCAGCACGGTACTGTCTTATATTTTACAATTATATGTATTTTAGGAGGAAGACTATCATGAACAAGAAGAAGACAGCAGTTGAGGTGTATTTATCTACAGTGTTTAAGTGGGGACTGATCATATTGGTCAGCGCATGTATGTGTGCTACTGTTATGTTTAACACTGAAAAGATGTTTGGATTATATCCGACAGTACCTTGGCTTGCAACTGTTGGTTTGGGTATAATGGATTCGATTTTTTTTGCTGCTGCTATACTTATAGTAAAGTCTTCATTTGATAAAGATGGATATTTAAAAGAGGGAAGACTGAGAATCGGCAAGATTTTTTCAGTGGTAGTATTGGTTATTCAGTGGAATTATCTGTTGTACATGTTGCCGACCAGAACTTTTTGGGGTTTCCTGTTCTTTTTCCTTATTCTGATTGCATTCTTTTTGGATATCAGGATGCTGCTGATAAGCGGTATTATGTGTATGGTTTCTCTGTTTGTGGGTTGGTTCATACGGGGGACAGAGCTTCTTCCTGTAAAGGACGAATTATTTCTGACAGATATTATTATGTGTTTGGTGGCTCTGGTACTGTCGTTAACCGGACTGATTATTTTTGTCTTCCTTGTTGCTCATTTTTTAGTAAATGCGAAAAAAGACGAATTGGAGAAGAACAACGAGCAGGTCACAAGTGTTCTTGCCGCAGTACAAATGGTATCTCAAAACTTATCTACGGCAGGCTTAAAACTTTCTCAGGTATCCGAAAATGAAAGCGCTTCTGCACAGGAACTTGCAGCCACAAGCGAACAGCTGGTAGAAAGAAGCAATCTTTTGAGGTCAAAAACCGATGAGAGCATGGAAAATCTTAGTGAGTTAAGTAAATGGGAAAGCATTGTTGCCAGTAATGTACAAAAAGTAGAAAGTACTTCCAGAAATCTGCTTGACAAGTCAAAGGAGAATGAAAAACTTTTAAATGATTTACATATTATTAATGGTGAAGTGTCGGAGTCTATGGAAATTACTACTTCCATTACCCAAAAGTTATCCGAGGCGGTTCAGGAAATAGGGGTAACCTTAAAGCTGATCAGTGACATTTCCACTTCGACAAATCTGCTTGCCTTAAATGCCTCTATCGAAGCGGCAAGAGCCGGGGAAGCAGGAAAAGGGTTTGCCGTAGTGGCAACAGAGGTAGGTAATCTGGCTAACAGTACACAGGAATCTTTAAAAACGGTTCAGAGAGTAATTGAACGCGTTCAACAGAATGTAAATGATATAACAACACAGGTCGAGGAAAATGCTGCAAAGCTGGGTACACAGAACGAATACTTCGCCAATGTATTTAAGGGTATGGGGGATATTTCGGAATTGCTGAAAGAATCTGTAACCGCAGTGGAAACCATGGGTGAGGCACATGGTAAACAGGCAGATGTCATTAAAAATACAGTGTCGATCAATCAGGATATTGTAGAAAGCATCAAATTTGAATATGAGCATTTTACTTCTATTAATTCGATGGCAGAAAGTAATGCAAATGATACAACTGAGGTTGCGGTGCAGGCAAATGCCATAAATGATATGGTTGATAAAATTACTCAACTGTTAAAGCAGGATCAATAAGGGTTTCCGACAATGCTGTAGATTGCCAGTCTACAAGAACATACGTTTGTTTCTCTTTAAATTGTATGCAGTAACTAGACAAACAACACAATGTCACAACATATACTGTTGTGTTTACAGGAAAAAGGTGGTAAAGTATAAAATGTAAAGAAAGGGTTGCAGAGGAAAAGACATTTTCCCCCTGCAGCTTTTCTTTGCGCAAAATTATGGAAAGGAGGTGCCATAAAATGATCATCAGGATCATGGAGGCGATCTGTGCTGCCCTGGACGCGGAATTCGGGGAAGAATGCCCATCTTATATCGAAGAAACGGAACAGGGCCTGGCGGGGCCTTGTTTTTTTGTCCAGTGTCTGCGTACTTCAAGTGAGCTGATAGCCGGAGGAAGGCATCAGAGGTGTGATCGATTCTGCGTCCGCTATTATCCGCCGCCTGGAAGCGTCAACAGAGAGTGCTGCCTGGCGGCGGAACGGCTGAATGACTGCCTGGAATGTATCACTGTCGAAGGTCTCATAAGGGGCTCTCAGATGTACGGCGAAATTGCCGGCGGGGTGCTGAACTACTTTGTGAATTATGAATATATAGTTCAGAAGCAGGAAGAAGTTGAGGCCATGGACCAGATGGCATCCTACTGCGCAGTGAAGGGAGGTGATTGATTTGGCGTCAAAGAAAAACAGTGTCACGGAAAAGGACACAGCCACAAAGGGGCAGGCCCGGCGGACGTTCAGCAGAGCGCAGATGCTTGCGTCGGGCAGGTATCGGGACAGACAGGACCTGGTGTCTGCTCTGCTGCAGGACGGCAGAGCGTATGGGATCGAAGAAGTTGACAAGTTGGTTGAAGAGTTTTTGAAAGGAAAGGTGAATTAATATGGCTTTAGGTGGAGGAACATTTGTAGCACAGAACAAGAAACTGCCCGGCGCGTACATCAACTTTGTGTCGTTGTCCAGGGCGTCCGCAGCCCTTTCGGGCCGGGGGATCTGCACCATGCCCCTGGAACTGGACTGGGGCCCGGAGGGAGAAGTGTTTACCGTAACCAATGAAGCGTTTCGGAAAGACAGTATGAAAATCTTCGGTTATGGAGCAGATGACGAGAAGATGAAGGGCTTGGGAGATTTGTTTATGAACGCCAGAGTTCTCCATGCATATCGTCTGAACGGAGGCGGTGAAAAAGCGGCAAACGATTTTGCCACTGCCCTGTACAGCGGCGTGCGCGGCAATGACCTGAAAATTGTGATTCAGGCCAATGTGGACGACGAGTCTCTGTATGATGTCCACACTTACCTGGGCACAACTCTGGTTGACAGCCAGACGGTGAAGACGGCGGCAGATCTGGCTGCAAACGAGTATGTGAAGTTTAAAGCGGACGCAGTTCTGGAGGTAACCGCATCCACGCCCCTGACAGGCGGAACCAACAAGGCTGCAGACGGCGCGGCACACCAGAAGTATCTGGACAAGATCGAGTCTTTCTCCTTCAATGTGATGGCTGTGACAGCGGAGGAAGAGACCATCCGAAAGATGTATGTCTCCTTCTGCAGACGGCTGCGGGACGAGATGGGCGTCAAGTTCCAGCTGGTGGGTCACGATATGGCCGGTGACTATATGGGCGTCATCAATGTGAAGAACAGAACCCTGGATGAGGGATGGCCGGAATCCTCCCTGGTGTATTGGGTGGCAGGCGCGGAGTGCGGCTGTGAGGTCAATAGATCCGTGCAGAACAGGCAGTATGACGGTTCTTTCCGGGTGGATACCGATTACACACAGGTTCAGTTGGCCAAATGTATTGACAACGGCGAATTTGTGCTGCACAAGGTGAATTCCGGCATCCGCGTGCTGGAGGATATCAACAGCATGGTTACCGTCTCTGACCAGTGCGGAGAGATTTTCAAGGACAACCAGACCATCCGTGTCATTGATCAGCTGGGCAATGACGATGCGGTGCTGTTCAACACAAAGTACCTGGGTGTGGTACCCAATAAGGCGTCCGGCAGGACTTCCCTGTGGTCCGACTTAAAGAAGCTGCGGGAGGAACTGCAGACGGCGGGGGCCATCGAGAATTTCTCGGATTCCGATTTGACCGTGGAGCCCGGGGATTCCAAGAAATCCGTGGTGGTCACCGGCGCCATCGAGGTTGTAAACGCCATGGGCAAGATGTATATGACCAATGTTGTAAAATAATAAAAAGGAGTGAAAAAACATGGAAAACAATGTAACGATGAAGGCAAGGGACACCGTTGCCGCGAAGCTGGCCGAGTGCTTTATCACCATTGATGGGCGCAGGTACAATTTTATGCAGATGATCGACATGGAGGCAAAAGTTGAAAAGACCAAGTCCACGGTTCCCCGCCTGGGTGCGATCATGGCCGGACACAAGTCCTGCGGTATGGAGGGCACTTTTTCCGGTACGGCGCATTATAACCAGTCCGTGCTTCGCCAGGCGCTTCTGGACTACAAGAATACCGGACATGATATCTATTTTGAGATGCAGATTACCAATGATGATCCCACCAGCGACGCGGGCAGACAAACCATCGTTTTTTATGACTGCAATACCGACGGGGGCGTGCTGGCCAAGTTTGACGCTGACGGCGAATATTTGGATGAGGAAATTGAGGGTACTTTTGAAGACTTCTCCATGCCTGAATCCTTCGCCAAGCTGACGGGATTTCTGACCAACTGATGTACCTGCCCGACGGAGACTGACCTGTATGCCGGAGAAACCGGCAGTCAGTCTCCGCCGGCATCTGCCGGAACCGGATAGGACCGGGACTACAAAGATTAGAAGAGGAGAAAAAATATGTCAAAGTTTGCGCAATTTATGAAATCCAACAAGAAGGAAAAGACGAACGGCCATTACGCGCCTACCGCATCCCTGCGTGATTCGTCCACGGGAAATCCCATAGAGTGGGAATTCCGCCATCTGACCTCCAGGGAAAACGATACATTGCGGGATGCCTGCACCATGGAAGTACAGGTCACCGGCAAACCCAATCTGTACAGGCCCCGGCTGGACACATCCAAATACCTGAATCGGATGATCTGTTCCGCCACCGTCTGCCCTGATCTGTATGACTCGGCCCTGCAGGACAGCTATGGAGTCAAGACACCGGAGGAATTGGTCTACGCCATGGTGGACGACCCGGGTGAATATTCTGATCTGTGCACATGGATGCAGAAATTCCAGGGTTTCAGCAAGACTCTTGACGACAAGGTGGAAGAGGCAAAAAACTGATTGAGGAAGGGGATGGGGAGGCGAACTACGCTTACTATGCCCTTCACAAACTTCACATCCTGCCCCGTCAGTTTTTAGATATGGACGAGGAGGAAAAGGCTTTTGTCATAGCCGCTATTGGAGTCAAAGTAAAAAATGACAGGGAAAAAGAAAAAGAAATTAACAGAAAATCAAAAAAGAGAGGCAGGTGATGGTGATGATGGCAACGGCAGTTATTATGGCGCAAATTCAATTCTATGGCGGTGCTTCAGATATATTGGATGATATGATCAGTGCCGCGTTTTTTGCGGCTTTTGCAATGGATAATCTGAAGAGTGCCATGGCGGATGTGGATCCTGGCCCTTTTGAAAATATGAGGACGGAAATCGACAAAAACATAGTGGCACTGAATGAACTGGAGCGGGAATTGCCCAAGCTGAATGCTCAGGGGATTAATGCGTTACAGGTTCGAACGCCGCAGATTGATTTGCCTGAAGAAAGTTCGGTCATCAATGAGGATGTGATCCCCGCACCACAAAGATCGGTTGCTCCCATTCCCCAGGAGATCCGTCCCGATGTGGCGCCAAACGCTCCCCCGGGTATCGCTCTGATTGAGGGACCCGTAGCCCCATCTGTGGAGTGGAAAACAGAGAGTTTGGAGGTATTCACAAATACCGGATTTGAGCGTTTCCAGCAGGAGGTGCAAAGCGCCGATGCAATGCTGCAACAGCTATATGATTCCCAGAAGGCGGTGGCGAAGCAGGCACAAGAAGCGTCTTCCAGTATGGTTTCTTCGGAGATGATTGCTGACCTGAACAGTATGACAGATCGGATTAATAAAATCCGGGAGCGGATACAACTCATGGAGAGCAATCCCATAAATGTAGGATCGGACAAAGCGAATGCGGCTCTGGAACAAATGCGTACCCAACTGAGTCAGGCGGTGAAAACACAGAATCAGTTGAGTACCGCAGTGAATGACATGGATATAGGCGCAGCCAATGAGGCTTATCTGAGCCTAAGCCAGACAGTTGCCGGCACGGAACGCTATATCAGGGATAATTTGGATAAGCAGGGGCGGTTAAACGATAAAATCGGAAAAGGCATAAATGCAGCGGAAGGTCTGCAGAAAGCGTTCTCTAAAGTAGCAGAAAGCCTCCTGAATATGAGCAATGTGAAAAAAGTGGCGGAATGGGTCGGTGACTGCATGAAGGCCTTTGACGCGCAGCGTCATACGGAAATGCGTTTGATGGGTACTCTGGCCAACAATCTGGATGCAGATTACGCATCCCAATACGGCCAGGGCCCGGAAGCGGAGACCCAGGCATTGCAGAGCGCCTACAGCACAATTTCTAACAAGGCATCGGAGATCCAGGGACGGGGTATCTATACCGATGATGCCATGATTGCGGGGGCAGCAGGGCTTTCTGCTAATTTTTCAGACCCGGTGGCTATTGAGATGATGATGGACACCCTGGCGGATTTCGCCATGGGCGCATCGGGAGGCGGCGAGGTGAACAGTGCTGCCATGCAGCAATATGCAGCCAGTTTGGGAAAAGTTATGTCGGGTTCCTATGATGGCATGGCGGAAAAGGGCTTTTCGTTTACCGAAGCACAGAAGGCGGTGATTGCAGGGACGGCCACCCAGGAACAGGTGATTGCGACCATTGGAGAGGAATATCTGTCCGCATCTCAGGATGTACAGGCGGCAGCGGCGATCGCAGCCTCGGTACAACAGACTTGGGGTGGCCTGTATGATTCCATGAGCAATACCCCCGAGGGTCAGATTATGCAGATGACCAACGCATGGGGGTCGATGAAGGAGGAGGTGGGCGGTCAGCTGTATCCCTTTGTCCTGTTGTTTGTGGAAACTATCACAGGGAACTGGGGAATTATTCAGACAGTGCTGAATGCCATCGTGACAGGGCTGCAGTTTATTATGGGCATACTGTCCTGGCTGCTGGAAGGTG